GGGACCTCGGAATCCATACGGGTCGCCAAATTCAAACGATCTTCGACGTGATCTTCAAGTGTGACCCTCTGTGACATTCGCCGTGCCGCAACGGCAGGCGTGAGTGCGTGCCGCAACGGCACTGAGGAGTGATCGATATGCCCGCCAATGGACCACTGCCGAAGGACCCCGGTCAGCGACGCCGGCGCAACGCCGACTTCGTAGCACCGACGACCCTTCCGGCCGACGGGCCTGACGGACCGACCCCTGAACTGCCAGGCGGCCACGACTACGACAGTCGCACGCTCGCCTGGTACGAGACGTGGCGGAACAGCCCGCAGGCTGCAACGTTCCTGATGACGGACTGGCAGCGGCTGCACATGCTGGCCGAGCTGGTTCAGCAGTACTGGGAGGAACCCAGGAAGGATCTGCTCTCGGAGATCCGGCTGAATGAGGCTTCCCTCGGAGGCACGGCCGCAGACCGCATTCGGCTTCGCTGGACCGTTGCCGAGCCGGACATCGAGCCCGCTGTACGCCGTTCTGCCGGCGCCCGCGGTGGGGCTTCTCGCCGTGACCGGGTTCTGAAGGTCGTCGATGGCCAGGCGGATAGCTGACCCGGACCGCTTCACCTCGCTCGGCTTCGAGGCCATCGACTGGATCGAGCACTACCTCTGCCACGGGCCCGGCGACGTACAGGGCGAGCCGTTGCTCATCGACGACGAGATGGCCGCCTTCATCGCCAAGGCTTACCAGCTCGACCCGGTGACGGGCCGCCGCAAGGTCAACCGTGCGTTCCTGTCCCGACCGAAGGGCCGGGCCAAGAGCGAACTCGCCGGCGCGCTGGTGTGTTTTGAGGCCCTGGGGCCGTGCCGCTTCGACGGCTGGGATGCCGAGAGCGACCCGGTAGGCCGCGCACAGGTGTACCCGTTCATCCGCTGCCTCGCGACGGAAGAGAACCAGGCGGGCAACACCTACGACAACGTCACCGCGATGCTGGAGCACCTCGTCGAGAACTTCGGCGACGAGTTCCCAGGCATCGACTTGGGTCGTTCGGCGCAGACATCGAGCCGCATCTTCATCGAGGGCGGCGGCGAGATCGTGCCGTCGACATCGTCGGGCGCGGCCAAGGATGGTGGCAAGGAGACGTTCGCCGTCTTCGATGAGATCCACCTCTACGTCCATCCCGAGTTGCGGGCGATGCACAAGACGGTGCGCCGCAACCTGGTGAAGCGGCGCAGGGCCGAGCCGTGGTCGCTGGAGACATCGACGATGTATGCGGTCGGCGAGAACTCGGTAGCTGAGGCGACGCACGAGTACCACAAGGCGGTCGTCTCGGGCCGGGTGCGCGACGGCGGCCTGCTCTTCGACCACCGCGAGGCCCCGCACGTCGAGGATCTGCACGACGACGACCAGCTCATGCCCGCGCTGGAGTTCGTGTACGGCGACGCGGCGAAGTGGATGGACCTGGAGCGGATCGCCAGCGACATGCGCGAGCCCGACACCGATCCGGCAGACGCCCGGCGCTACTTCCTCAACCAGCCCGGCACTGCCTCGGCGAAGGCCTTCGACCCGGGCCGCTGGCGGGAGTTGGCGGACTCGCGCTTCATCGTTCCGGCGAAGGAAGCGATCTCGATCGGCTTCGACGGCTCGAAGTGGAGCGACTCAACGGGCTTTGTGGCAACCCAGCTGGATACGGGCCACCAATGGGTGCTCGGCGTCTGGGAGTCGCCGGCGAACAAGCAGGAAGCCGAGTCGTGGGAAGTCCCTGAGGTCGAGGTCAACGCCGTCCTGGATGACGCGATGAACACGTGGCGGGTCGTGCGCCTGTACGCGGACCCGGCGTACTACGAGGAGACGATCGCGGGCTGGGCCGGCAAGTACGGCCCGAAGGTGGTCACCGAGTGGTGGACGCACCGGCGCCGGCAGATGGCGTTCGCCCTGCGCGCGTACAAGACGGCGATGACGGGCGGCGAGCTGTCGCACGACGGCAGTGACGCCTTCGCACGGCACATCGCCCAGGCGGTGAAGCGGAACGCGGGTGTGAAGGACGACGAGGGCAAGCCGATGTGGGTGATCCAGAAGGATCGCCACGATTCGCCCCGAAAGATCGACCTCGCGATGGCGGGCTGCCTGTCCTGGGAGGCCAGGCGGGACGCGATCAAGGCGGGCGGCAACGAGCCGCCGCGCTCCCGGAAAACAACTGTGATGCGCTGACGACGGGGGTGACCTATGGCCCTCGATCTGGAACCGGATGCCTGGTTGAAGCGGCTGATCCACTGCCATGACGGTGACCTGCCGCAGTTGAGGCTGATGGACAGCTACTACGAGGGCACGCAGCCTCTGTCGTATTTGGCTCCGGAGATTCAGTCGGAACTCTCGGACCGGATGCGCCAACTGGTCATCAACTGGCCGCAGTTGGTCGTGGATGCCTTGGATGAGCGTCTGGACGTCGAGGGCTTCCGGTACGCGGACTCCGAGACGACCGCGGCGGATCTGTGGGACGTGTGGCAGGCCTCCGACATGGACGAGGGTTCGCAGCAGGCCCACGTGGATGCTCTGGCCCTGAAACGCTCCTACGTGATCATCGGCGCGAATGAGGACGACGAGGCGAACCCGATCGTGACCGCGGAGTCGGCGCTGGAGGTGTTCGCGGAGAGGGATCCGCGGACTCGCCAGGTGGTGGCGGCGGTGAAGCGTTGGGATGAGCCGTCGGCGGCCGGGTCGGCGCCGGTGAAGTGGGCGACGCTGTATCTGCCGAATGCGCGGATGACGTTCGAGCAGCAGAAGGGCGCTTGGGTCGAGGTCGACCGGGATGAGCACAACCTCGGCGAGGTGCTGGTTGTTCCGTTGGCGAACCGGCCGCGACTGCGGCACCTGGATGGCACGTCCGAACTCCGCTCGGTCATCCCGATCTCGGACGCGGCCTGCAAGATCGCCTCGGACATGATGGTCAGCGCGGAGTATCACGCGATGCCGCGCCGGTGGGCGACGGGCATGTCGCGTGACGACTTCGCCGACGAGAACGGGCAACCGCTGGGCGCGATGTCGGCGCTGGCAGGCCGCATGTGGACGAACGAGAGCAACGAGGTGAAGTTCGGGCAGTTCCAGGAGGCCCAGCTCTCCAACTTCCACGAAACGATCAACGTTCTCGCCCGCCTGGTGGCCGCGATCACGGGCCTGCCTCCCGCATTCCTCGGCCTGGCGACGGATCAGCCTCCGTCTGCGGATGCGATCCGCGCGTCGGAGGCCCGCCTGGTGAAGCGCGCGGAGCGCCGTCAGCGTGCGTTCGGCGAAGCCTGGGAGCGGGTCATGCGCCTCGTTCTCCTGGTGCGGGACGGCGAGTTGGACCCGCGGACCCGCAAGCTCGAAACCGTGTGGCGGGATCCGTCGACGCCGACGTTCGCGCAGAAGGCCGACGCGGTCGTCAAGCTGCACGCCTCCGGCATTCTGCCGACGGAGCAGGCGTGGGAGGACTTGGGCTACAGCGCAGTGCAGCGGGCCCGGATGCGGGGCATGCAGGACGATGCCCTGACCCGGATGACGGCCATGGACCTGCACCAGATGTCGACAGCCCAGGATCCGGCGCCCGTTGAGGCGCCTCCCGTCGGCGGCTGATCGTGGCCGTCGAGACGCAGGCGCACCAGGACATCATCGACGCCTATGGCCGGTCTCAGCAGCGGGCTGTCATCCAGACGACGGTGACGCTGCAGCGGCTGTGGAAGGAGCTTGCGGCCACGGATCTCTCACGGTCGTGGCTCGGGGGTCTGGGTGCGGCGATGGTGCGGGCCGTGTCGGCCGGCCAGTTGGTGGCGGCGTCGACGGGCCAGAAGTACATCGAGGCGATGGTCCGCGGGGATGGGCTGGGCAACAACTACATGGAGCAGGCGTCGCATGTCGACGCCCGCTCGTTCTCGGGTGCCGCGTCGGACGGCCGGGCGCTGGACAGCCTGCTGTATCTGCCGGTGATTCGCACGAAGACGCTGATCGGTAACGGGCTGACGTTGCAGGAGGCGATGCTCGGCGGCAGGGCCCAGCTCTTGCAGGTGGCCGCTTCGGAGGTCGCGGATGCGGGCCGTGGTGCGGCCAGTGTGTCGATGATCGCGAACCGGTCGGTGACGGGCTACGTGCGGACTGTCCGCTCGGGGGCCTGTGCGCGGTGCGCGATTCTCGCTGGCCGCTGGTACCGGTGGAATGCCGACTTCGAACGGCACAAGAGGTGCTTCCCCGCCGGTGTCGTCGTGTCAGGCCCGCGCACGCTGGCGGCCACGCGGCGGCGGTATGAGGGGGAACTCGTCATCCTCACGACGGCGAGTGGCCAGGAGCTCCCCGCCACCGGCAATCACCCGATACTGACGCGACGCGGCTGGGTCGCTGCCAATCTCATCCAGGAAGGCGACGAGGTAGTCCGCAGCCTCCGGCCGGAGGGCGCTGCGCCCCTCGTAGTCCCAGATCATCAGCAGATGCCATCCCGCATCGAGGATGTATGGGCTACGGAGAGCGTGGCGGGCGTGCTTCGCGGCGTGCCAACCACCGCCGAGGATTTCCACGGCGACGGAGGCCACGGCGAAGTCGACGTTGTAGGGCCCAACCGCTTTCTGTGGGGTGAAGTCGAGGCAGCGCTCGCGCAGCATCTGGGCGAAGAGGTCCTCACCGTCGGAGCGTTGGGCTCGATCGGCATTCCGCTCTCGGCTCAGCGCGGCCACTTTGAGCGTGTCACCGGAGATCGGTTTGCCGCGGACGGCGTCATGGGCGGCCTGCGTGATCCTGGCCCGCTCCTCGGGGCTGGCCTTGGACATGCGCAGGGCATTGGCTTCAGCGCGGTCGCGGAGATGCGTCCCGGCCTGCTTGAGGTGGCGCCGCACGACGCCTCGCATGACGCCATAGCGGATGGATATGGACTGTTCGCTCTCTCCGCTCTCGTAGGCGGCAACGAGTTCAGCGGTGGGGAGATCTATGGCGCAGGGCCGCGGTGGGATGCCGCGGGCCTGGCGGGCTCGATGGAAGACGCTGAGCGAGATGCCCGAGTTGGCCGCGAGCTCCTTGAGCGGCTCGCCGGACAGGTAGAGCTCGATCGCGTGGTCGAGGCGCGCAGGGTCAGTTGGTCCGGGCATGTGTATGACCTCAATTCGACAGAGGGCTGGTTCAACGCGAACGGCCTAATCGTATCTAACTGTCAGTGCTACGGGGTGCCAGCTACAGAGGCTCGCCCGGGCCGTCACACGAACCCGATGTCGTTCTTTCAGGGTCTGTCGCGCGCGGAGCAGGATCGCCGGTTCACGATCGGCGGCGCGGAGGCGATCCGGAACGGCGCCGACATCTACTCGGTGGTGAACGCGGGCCGTTCGACGATCACGCTGGACGCCTACGGCAAGAAGGTCGTGGCGACGCTCGAAGGCACGACGAAGCGCGGCGCGTTCTACCAGCAGATGCTGCGTGAGGCCGAGCAGCGCACCGGGCAGAGGTTCGCCCGGAACGGCTACGACCTGGAGCGTGGCCTGCCCCGCTTTCACCTGCGGACGCCACGGCTCACGCCCGGCGAGATCCTGCGTCTCTCGGATGACCGTAACGAGCTGATCCGCCTGCTACGGCGTTTCGGCTACCTGTCGTAGCCCGCAGGCCGCCGCATCACGACCCAAGTTTGGCCGCGCGCAAGGCGCGGTCTCTGATCCCGCAATGGGAGTTCCATCCATGAGTGCGACTCGTACCCGCTGGCTGCCCGCTGCTCAGAGCGTGGGCTGGTTCCGGCTCAACCGTCACGAAGACCCCGACCCCGCCGACCCGGAGCCTGCTCCGGACCCGGCAGCCGATCCGGCAGATCCGGATCCCGAGCCTGACCCGGCAGGCGACCCGGCGGACCCCGAGCCTGATCCGGAGCCTGAAGGCGCGGACAAACTCGGCGATGAGGGCAAGAAGGCTCTCGACCGGATGAAGGCCGAGCGTGCCGCGGCCAAGAAGACTGCCGCTGCCGAGAAGAAGCGCGCCGACGACCTTGCACGCAAGGTGCAGGAGTTCGAGGACGCGCAGAAGTCTGAGGCGGAAAAGCTCGCGGCGAAGGTCGAACGGTCTGCCCAGCGGGAGGCCAAGGCGACCGCGCGTGCCGTGGCGGCCGAAGTGCGGGCCGCGGCCGGCGAGTTCGCCGACCCGGGCGACGCCGTGGATGTGCTGATGCGCGACCCCAGCCAGTACGTCGACGCGGACGGCGAGATCGACATGGACGCCATCGAGACGGCCCTGACGGATCTGCTGGGCCGGAAGCCGCACTGGAAGAAGCCTGAGCCGGCCGCCCCGGTGGTTGAGCCGAAGCAGAAGCTGAAGCCGGATCCGGGCCAGGGCTCGCGTGGCGCTCCGGCTCCCGTGGACTACCGCACCGCCTCGAAGGAAGAGGTCGCTGCGGAGCTCGGCAAATTCGGCTACCGGCAGCGCGTGTGATCACGGTCCGGGCCCGGTTGGGCGGCGGACGCACCTCGATTGAGGTGTCCGGTCACGACGAGCCTGCTGCTGGGGGTCGCGTCTGCGCCGCCGTGACGGCCATCACCCAAACCGCGCTGCTGGGCCTGGATCAGTACGCCCAGCAGTACCCGGACCAAGTGTCCATAGAGATCATCACTGAGGAGTGAGAATGACCCCCACCATGTCCGCGGTTCGCCCGCGGCTCCACCGCGCCCCGCGGCCGTGGTTCAAGCTGGACCGGCACGCCGGTGTCCGGCCGTCCCTGCCCGCCGGCATCCAGGCGATGCTGCAGAACGGCATCCTCGACCGTGTCTTCCGCGACGCGCTGGTGCCGAACTTCCTGTTCCCTCAGATCGCAGACGCTGAGCCGTGGATGGGCGGGCTGGGCGACACGAAGACGTTCACCCGCAAGGGTCTGCTCGCCCCGGTGACGACTCCGGTGACGGGTTCGGACCCGTCGGCGGCGACGTACAGCATCGAGCAGTGGTCCGTGACGATGGACCAGTACGCGAACTCGATGGACACCAACATGCTCGGCTCGGCGATGGCGCTGGCCAGCAAGTTCCTGGCGGACGTCGAGAACCTGGGCATCAACGCCGGGCAGACCATCAACCAGGTGGCCCGCAACAAGCTGTACAAGGCGTATGCGGGCGGCCGGACCTGGGTGACCACGGCCGGCTCCTCGGACACGTCGATGATCGTCAACTCGACGGACGGCTTCACCACCGTCATGGTCAACGGCGTCCCGACCGCCGTGTCCGCGTCGAACCCGCTGACCGTGTCGGTCGCGGGTGTCGCGAACACGGTGACCGGCGTCAACACCGGCACCAGCACGCTGACCCTGGGCACCGCCCGGGTGGATGTCGCCGGTGACTACGTGACCGCGGCGAACGCCCCGGTCTCGGTCCGGGCGACCGGTAACTCGCCCTACGACCTGTCGTCGTCGAACGTCGTGACGTTCGCGAACTTCCGGGCCGCGGTGGCGCGTCTGCGGAAGATGGCGGTTCCGACGGTGGGCGGCTACTACGTCGCCCACATCGACCCGGACACGGAGGCGCAGCTTTTCGCGGACGCCGACTTCAAGCAGGCCCTTCAGGGCCGCGTGGACTCGCCGATCTACACGGAGCTGTCCATTGGCCGGTTCGCGGGCATCGACTGGGTGCGCAACCTGGAGGCGCCGACCATCACCAACGGCGGCTCTGCGGGCACCCTGACGGTGCACCGGCCGATCGTGCTGGGTGCGAACGCGCTGATGTCGGCGCCGTTCGAGGGCACCAACACCCTTCTCGCCGGTACCGGCGTCGAGGACGTGCCGGAGATCCGCACCATCAACGCCGCCCCCGGTGTGGACGTCACCCTGCTGGTGCGCCCGGCGCAGGACCGGCTGCAGCAGGTCATCGCCTCGACCTGGTCGTGGGTCGGCGACTACGGCGTTCCGTCGGACGCGGGCACGGGCGACGCGGCGCTGTACAAGCGCGGCGTCGTCATCGAGCACGCCTGACCCCGTCTCCCTCCGGCGTGGACAACCCTGTCCGTCCGCGCCGGAGGGCCTTCAGGAAGGAAGGAGAGCAGCATGCGCGTGCGCGTACTGCAGCCGACGCGGTCGTATTGGAACTACGAGGTCCGCGAGTTCGGCGAGGGCGACGAGCTGGAGGGCGACCTCGCCCGCCATCTCGCCGCGAATGCCCCGGAGGGGGCTGTGAAGGTTACCGAGGCAGATCCGGAGCCCGAGCCGGAGCCGGAGGCGCCCGCCGAACCGCCCGAGGTGTCGGACCCGGGCGGCGATGAGCCGCCGGTGGACGGCACCATCGACGACCTCATGGCCTGGGTGAACGACGACCGTGAGCGTGCCGTGCAGGCGCTGGCGGCGGAGCAGGCGAAGGACAAGCCGCGCAGCACCGTGGTGAAGCGGTTGACGGCGATGGCCGGCACCGAGGAGTAGAGGGGGCCCGTCATGTCCCCGACTCCTCTCGCCACGCAGACGGACCTTGAGGCCGCACTGCAGCGGACGTTGGACCCGGCGCAGGCGGCGATGGCTCTGCGTCGGGCGTCGGCGCGGGTGCGGAAGTACTGCCGCCAGGACTTCACGCTCGTCGAGAACCAGACCATCACCCTGCCGGGTGGCGGGCGGGTGCTGCGGATTCCCCAACGGCCTCTGGTCGTTGATGACACGCATCCGCTGACGGTGGTCGAGCTGTTCGGGATCTCCAATCAGGAGTACACGGCGCTGGAGGGCCGGGACTTCACGCGCATCGGCAGCGAGCTGACCCGCGGCGAAGCCTGGTGGGCGCCAACCAGACTGATGGGCTGGCCATTCATGCGACCCATGGGGATCTGGGCGCAACGCGTCCGGGTCACCCACAGCCACGGCGACGGCGAGGTCCCGGACGACGTCCTCGATGTCGTGCTCGATCTGGCGCAGATGAACATGACCAACCCGCAGGGCCTGCGCTCGGAGTCGATCGACGACTACCAGCGCACGTTCGCCTCCGAGACCATCGGCGGCGCACTGCTGACCGCGGACCACAAAGAGGCGCTGCGGCAGTACCGCGGCGGCTCGTTCTCCGTGGCGCCGGTGACCTGATGACGGCCATCGACATCCAGCCTCTGCTCGCTGCGGGCCGCAACGCCCACAATCAGCTGCTGGTGGATACCTGCACCATCAGCCGGCCGGGGGCGCCGACGCTCAACCGCACCACAAGCGTTCTCACTCCGGGTTCGCCGACGGTCCTGTATTCGGGTGCCTGCCGGCTGAAGCCCCAGCGCGTCCCGAGGAACGAGGAGGCGGGGGAGCGGCTGACGGTGGTGGCCCGCTACGAGGTGGCTCTGCCGTTCGCGTCACTGGCCACCGACTCACTGCAGACCGGCGACACGGTGACGATCACGGCGTCCGGGGACACCAGGCTTGTCGGCGAGGTGTTCGCGGTGATGGCTGTCGACTTCAGCAGCACCGCGACGGCCTGGCGGATCACTGTCGAAGCGGCCACGTGACAGGGGGCGGCCGATGACGACTCCTGCCGTCCTGCCGCACGTCGACGCGGTCACGGCCGCGCTCGAAACGGCTGGCCTGGTGGTCTACGTCGGCGGGGCACCCCCCGGCGTCTCCCCGACCGCCACCACCCCGTATGTCGTCCTCTACCCCGAGCCGGGCCGCGCGATGACTGCGTCGCTCGGCGACAACCGGACCGATTTCTCTGCTGTCGTCCAGCTGACGTGTGTGGGTCTGACGGCGGCGCAGGCCATGTCGGTGTCCGACCGGGCCATCGCCGCGCTGTCTGTCGTCCTGGCGGTCGCCGGGCGCGCGTCCTGGAAGCCGGAGTCCCTCGACGGGCAGCCGGTGCAGCGGGATGACGACGTAGTCCCGCCCAACTACTACGCACCCAGCCGGTACCGGCTGCGCTCAATCCCCCTGTAGAGGAGTTCCTCCATGGCAACCCTGACCACTCAGGTCATCAGCCTCGCGGGCCTCGGCGTGACTTACGGTGCCGCCGCCGCCTCGACGAAGGTCATCTGTGACGAGCGGACGTTCTTGCACGTCAAGAACGCCGCCGGTTCCAGCATGACCGTCACCCTGTCGTCGACCGCGAAGGTCCGCAGCCAGGCGGCGGCGGATGTCGTCGTCACCGTCCCGGCCACCACCGGCGACATGATGATCGGCCCCATCACGAAGGATCTGTTCGCCGGCGTCTCGGACGGCCTGGCCGCGGTCGCCTACTCGTCGACGACGTCGGTCACTGTCGCTGCCGTGCGCATCTGACCCTCACCCGCCCCGTCTCGCCCGCCCCGCTGCCCGGGGCTTTTTTCATGCCCTGAGGAGGGTTCATGTCTGACCTGATCAGCGATGGCAACACGAAGGTTTCGTGGGTGGGGTCCATCGCGAACATCAACGCGCCCACGACCACGGAGTTGAACGGCGGCTCCGACTGGACGCTGCGGATCACCCCGGACGGCCTGAAGGCCGACCCGGCGACCGCGGACGTCGACACCAGCTCACTCGGCTCGACGTTCACGACCAACCAGCCCGGCCGCCGCTCCTACACGGTGGAGGTCACGTTCAAGCGCGGCTCGACCACGATCGAAGACCAGCCGTACACGACGCTGACGTACAACACCTCCGGCTACCTGGTGGTCCGCCGCGGTTCCGCGTTCGCGACCGCCTACGCTTCCGCGGACAAGGTCGAGGTGTACCCGGTGACCGCGGGTGAGGCGCAGAACATCGCCCCGGCCGCCAACGAGGTCTCGAAGTTCATGAGTCCGCTCAAGGTCACCTCGGACCCGGCGACGAGGGCCATCGTCGCCTGATGCCTGACATCTCGGAGCTCTTGGCAGGGGCGTCGCCGCGCGAGGTCACCGTGCAGGTGTGTCTTGCGGGCGACGTGGGCGCCGAACTTCAGGCGCTGGAAGCAGAGTTGGGCGAGTTGGGGGAGTGGCATTCGACGTCGCTGGGTGAAGTAAACCCGGCCTACGAGCTGCAGGAGCGCCTCACGGTGGCGCGCGAGCGGGCGCGGGAGGCTGCGGTCGAGTTCCGGTTCCGGGCGCTCGGGCATCGCGCCTACAGCAACCTACTGGCCGCCCATCCGGCGCCGGAGGGCTCGAAGGAGCCGTATGACGCGGGGACGTTTCTGCCCGCAGTCCTGGCAGTCTGCTGTGTGGAGCCGTCGCTGACTCCGGCGCAGGTGGACCGGTTGCTGGACGTCGTCAACGACGGCACCGCGCGGACCCTGTTCGCCGCGGCGCTCGCGGTGAACGAGGAGCCGAGCCCTGTCCCTTTCTCGTAGCCCGCCTGCGGGATCACCGGTTCCCGTACCGGCGGGAAGTCGAGGCGGCCCGGGCGTGGAGTATCCCGCGCAGCATCCTCCTCGGCCGCCCGCAGCCGAGTCCCGGTGAGCCGTTGTGGCTGCCGGAAGACCGCTGGTGGGCGATGGCTCTGATGGAGGCCGAGTCGGGGCTGTGCGGGGACTGCGGGCATTCGCTCGCGGAGTCGACGCATGCCGACAACGAGTACGCCTACGACGCGTCGATCACGAAATGCCATGCCTGTCTGGCCGGTGCACGCCGGGTGGCGGCGCATCAGGAAGACGGCGGCAAGACCGAGGGCCTGAAGGTCTCCGTATTTCGAAGGGAGTCGTGATGGCGGGTATCGACGTGATCGGCCTCACCGTGGTCGTGGACGACCTGGGGACCTTCGCGGAGCGACTGAGGGTGAACGTGGGGAAGGCCGTCACGGTCACCAGCCGGAAGGTGCGGGATGACGCGCGCAGCCGGATCCGGGGCCGCAAGTACTTGCCCGCCTACCCGTATTCGATCACCTACGACGTCAAGGTCACGCCTGTGGGTGTCGAGGGCGAGATCGGCCCGGACAAGGGCCGGTCACAGGGCCCTCTCGGCAACATCATCGAGTACGGCACCAGCAAGAACGCACCCATTCCACACCTCGGCCCCGCACTGGATGCGAACGCCGAAGACCTGGTCACCGGCATCGAAATCGCCGTGCACCAGGCCATGTAACAGCACGTGAAGGACAGGGAACCCATGACCACTTCGAGCAGGAAGCCGCCCGCGCGTCGGGCTGCGAAGCCCGCGCTGACGTTTGCCGACGTCCGCGCCAAGATTCAGCGGCCCCGGCGGGTCGTCGAACTCATCATGGACTCGACGGCCTCCGCAGAGCTCGACGCGTTCGATGCTCTGCTGGAGCGGGCGCAGCGCCACGACGAGACTCACGGCACGGAGACGGTGCGCGACGTCGCGAAGCAGTTGCAGGAGGTGGAGGCGCGGGCCGAGGAGTCCCGGGTGCGCTTCACCCTCGAAGCGATCACGCACCGGGCATATCAGGCCCTGCGGGCGGAGCATCCGCCGACGAAGGAGCAGATCGAAAGGGCTGCTGCGGCTGGCGGTGGCGAGGAACCGGCATTCGATGGGGACACCTTCGCCCCGGCGCTCGTCGAAGCTCAACTGGTCGAGCCCAAGCCTGCCGACCAGGCGGAGTTCGCCGAGTTCTGGGACCACCTGTCTGACGGCCAGCTCCTGCGGCTGTGGAACGCGGCGTTGCAACTCCAGTTCCAGTCCGGTGAGCTCGGGCCGCCGTCGCAGGCCGCCGCCGACATCCTGCGCTCCTTCGGGATGGCCACCGGCTGACAGGACCATGTTCGGCCGGGGTGGGTGTCGTTACGGGCGCCACTCCTCGTGGTATCCCGGCCGGTCGGCGTAGGGCATGGCGAGTAGGCGCACCGTTGCGCAGGGGTACTGCGCTGGGAAGTGGTTGCAGATGTGGCAGTCCATGACGGTGCCGCCGCCGCTACCGGTTGATCGCTGCTGCACAGGTCGGTGAAGGGCAAGAATCTGCCGCTTCGCCTCGATCTCCCGCAGTGCCCGAGCCGGGTCATGCACGGTTGCATGGCGCACGACCGCCTCACTCCCGTTGAGGATCTCCGAGTTCGAGTGCGAAATGCGCGCCTCGGTTGAGGCGCCCACGTAGTGCCGAGGCTTCCGGCGACCGCTTTGCAAGGACTGCGCCGACCAGTGGCCGCCAAGCACCGCCGCCGCTTCCTGGGCGTGCCCTGTATCGATGTCGAGCTGCTCGCCGAGCCACTGCACCAGATCGTCCATGCCGTCATCCTCCCGCACCACGCTCAGCGCGTGCACGCCTCCACAACTGAAGATCGGGGGCTGCCGTGGCCGACCGTACCGTGCGGGTTCGTGTCATCGCCGAGATGCCCGGTTTCGGAACCATCGTTCGCACCGGAACCGGCGAACTCCTCGCCCTCGGCGAAGCCTCCCTGGTCGCCGGGCGTGGCATCCGGGCCCTCGGCGCGGACGGCGCGGCGGCCCGTACCGGTCTGATGGCGATGGGCGCAGGCGCACGCGGCGGCGCGGCAGGCGTCCGGGAGGGCGAGGCCGCAGCACTGGCTGCCAGCCGCGGCACGCGAGCGATGCGAGACGAGACCGCGCTCGCGCCCGCAGCCTTCGGACGGATGGGCTCGGCGGCCCGCAACGGCATGGGATCGGTGCGCTCCGGCGTCGAATCTGTTCTCGGCCCCGTCAAGCATCTCGGCGCCCTCCTGGCGGGCGGGGCGATCCTGTTCGGACTGCACGACATCGTCCACGCGGGCAACGAATACACCGACGCGATGAACAAGTTCCTTGAGGTCACCCGGGCCTCAGGGGCACAGATGTCGTCAGCAGGCCGTGAAGCGCAGGCCCTCGGTGCCGACATGAAACTCCCCAGCGCGAACGCGGCCGAGGCCGCCGACGCGATGGTCGAGTTGGCGAAGGCTGGCCTGTCGGCGCAGGATGCCATCCGCGCCGCCCGGGGCACCATCCAGCTCTCTGCCGCCGCTCGAACTGACGTCGCAACCGCGGCGAAGATCGAGGGCGACATCATGGACCAATTCGCCCTCAAGTCCACCGAGGCGACCCACGTAGCGGATGTCCTCGCCAACACGTCGAACTCGGCGTCCGGCGAACTCATGGACATCTACTACGCGATGAAGTACGTGGGCCCGATCGCCCACACCATGGGCATCTCCATCAAGGACACGGCGACCGCGGTCGGCCTCCTCGGCAAGTCCGGCATCATCGGCGAAACCGCCGGTACGGCCCTGCGGTCGGCGCTGGTCAACATGGCGAAACCCACCAAGCTGGCTTCGAAGGGCCTGCACGAACTCGGCATCGAAGCGTTCGACAGCCAGGGCAACTTCAAGGGCCTCCAGTACGTCATCACGAAGCTGGGCGACGCCTCCCACCACCTGACCACCCAGCAGTTCACGGCTGCGGCAGCGATGGCGTTCGGCAAGCCTGCCCTGGCCGGCATGGTGGCGCTCGCCCACCAGGGCGGGACCGCGTTCCAGCAATTCGGCGTCCAGGTCGGCCGCGTCGGCGGTGCCGCAGCCCTGGCGGCAGCAGAGTCGAAGGGCCTGGGCGGCGCCATGCGCGGCCTCGGCAAGCAGCTCCAAAGCGCCTTCCTCCAGGTGTACTTGGGCGTCGCTCCCGGCCTGGAGAAAATCACCCGGTCGATGTCGAAGGGCGTCTCGGACGCCATCCCGTACATCAAGTCCGGGATCCGTATCGCCGGGGACCTGTGGGACATCTACGGGCCATCGGTCGAAGCCAAGCTGCACTCCGCGTCGAGCGGTATCGGCCGGGCCGCGGCGAGCCTGGCGAACCCGGTGAAGGCGGCGCTCAGCGGGGCGCTCGTCGCCGCGGTACCGCTGGCCATCACCTCCGTACAGTCGCTGGAGAAGGTACTCAGCAACGCCGGCGCGGCAGCCGCCCCGCTCGTCGGCGGCATGCACGACCTGCTCACATCCGTCTCCTCGGGGGCGGGCGCCCTCGGCGTGGCCACAGGACGACTGCAAGTCGGCGTCGGCCTGATCGGCGACATGTCCGGCATCCTGCGGCCCATCGGTGCGCTGGTGGGCGGCATCGCTCACGCCTTCGCCGGGCTGCCCGGCCCGATGCAGTTGGCCGTGCTGTCGATGCTCGCAATGCGTCCGTTCCGCAGTCAGATCCAAGGTATGCAGCAGGCCGTCGTCGGCTACGGCCGTTCCGCAGTCGGCTCCTTCAACGGCGTGCGCGGCGCCATGCAGACACAGACGATTCTCGCCGCCCGGGCCGGGGTGTCGCTGGGGCACTGGGGTGCCGGGCTCGCCTCGCTGGAAGCACGCTCCCCGACGATCGCCGCAATGGGCAACAGCTTCCGCAGCGCCTCCACCGGTATCCAGGAAGCCGGTGGGCGCCTCGTAGGCTTCCGGTCCGCCGCGGGCGGCGCAATGGCCGCCATCGGTACGGGTGTCGGGCGCGGGCTCATGGGCGGCATGCGCGGACTGTACGGATTCCTCGGCGGCCCGTGGGGTATCGCCATCGCAGGCGCCATGATCGGCTTGGACATGCTGGCCCGCAAGCAGCAGGAGGCCGCTGCCGCCGCCGCCGCTCACCAGCAGCGGATCTCCAGCCTCACCCAGGCGTTGGCAGCGTCCGCCGGCCTGGCGGACGGCTCGGTTCGTGCTGCCGCCGTACAGACGCTGGCTGACGCGAAGCTGAAGGACGGCAAAACCCAGCTCCTCAACGTGATGCATGAGGCAGGCGTGGGCACCAGCCAGCTCACAGACGCATATCTGGGGCAGGGCACGAGCATCGACACGCTTCAGAAGAAGCTCCTTGCCGCAGCCAACGCGAACCGGGAGTGGGTTGCGTCCGGCAAGAGCGGCCGCAAGGTGGCGTTCACCGAGCAGGGGCAGGCCTACAAGGACGCGGCGGATGCTCTCGGGAGTCTGTCCGGCGAGTTCGGCACGGCCAAGAAGAAGCAGGCCGACCTGGCTGCCGCAGTGAAGGGCTCGGGCGCCGCAGCGCTGGACGCCACGGACCCCACCGGCCGCCTGCAGACCGCCATCAAGACCCTCGGTGACTCCGCATCGGATGCGGACACGAAGGCGCGGGCCCTGCACACCGCCCTCGACCTGCTCTCGGGCGGCGAACTCGACGTGCAGGCCGCAGTCGCCAACATGAACCAGACGATCCTCGACCTGAACGGCAGCTACAAGGACGGCGTCGACAAGTCCCACGGCTACGGGAAGGCCCTGCTGCAGGTCGACGGGTCACTCAACACGACGTCGGAGAACGGCCAGAGCCTGTGGACCAAGCTCCAGGCCCTGAATGAGCAGACGGCTGGAGCGGCCCAGTCGACCTACGACTTCGCGCGCGCCAACAGTGCAGGTGTGGTCCCGGCCTTGAAGCAGGCCGAGGCGCACATGGAGACGTCCTGGAAGGCCGCGGTCACGGCCGGCGAGAAGTTCGGGCTCACCGCGGACCAGGCCAAGGTGCTGGCGGCACAGATGGGGTTCATCCCGTCGTCGCTGGCCATCACCATGTCTACCCCGGGTTTGTCGGCCACACAGAAGCAACTGCTGTACGTCCAGGGGCTGGCCGGTCACATGCCGAAGGGGTCCACGATCCGGGTGTCGGCGCTCACCGCCGAGGCGAAGAAGGACATCGAGGACGTCGGCTTCAAGGTGAAGACCTTGCCCGGTGGCCGTCAGATGGAGATCACTGCCCCGACGGGGAAGGCCGCTGCCGCTCTGGATGCTCTGATCGCCAAGAAGCTGCCTTCCAAGGCGGTGGGCGTCGACGCCAAAACCGCGAGCGCCATGGCGGCTTTGGAGGCCGTCAGGCAGAAGGTGGCAGGGACCAAGGGGAAGTCGATCACCATTGGTGCGCTGACCGGCGCGGCTCAGGGAGCCCTGACGAGTCTGGGCTTCAAGGTGCAGAGGCTCCCGAACCGCCAGATCAGGGTGACCCTGCCAACCGGTGGCCCGGCAGCGGCAGCCGCCGCAATCCAGCGCTACATCAACAACCTGCACGGCAAAACGGTCACCAACTACGTCAACTCGATCGTGACGACGACGAAGAAGTCCGTCCACGAGGTCGTCGGCAAAGCGGACGGCGGCATCGTCAGCTTCTACGCCGACGGCGGCATGCGCGAGAACCATGTCGCACAGATCGCCCGCAAGGGCACCTACCGGGTATGGGCGGAGGATGAGGCGGGGGACGAGGCCTACATTCCCCTCAACCCGGCGAAGCGTGGCCGCTCCCGGCAGATCGCCGCACAGACCGTCAGCCGTCTCGGCGGGGCTGTCGCCTGGTACGCCAACGGCGGTCTGAGCGGCTTCACCTACACCCCGAGCGGCCAGCCGGTGCTCGGTGGCCCCTCGGATGCGAAGTCGCGCTACGACCAGGACGTCCAGCGCCTGAAGGACGCCTGGGGTGTCCTCAACACGGCCCTGAAAGAGCAGAAGAAGGCCGCCGACAGCCTCACCGCAGCCGAGAAGAACCTGGCGAGGGTGCGGCGCGAGCACCACACGGCCGCACAACTGCGGGCTGCCGAGGATCGCGTCGACAAGGCGCGGTCGGCGAAGAAGGCCAGAGACAAGACGGTCAGCGCAGACCGGCAGAAGGTGTACGCCGCGGATTCGGCCCTCGGCGTGAAGAGGGGCGCGAAGGCCCCGACCGGCTTCGACCTGAAGGCCTACGAGAAGCAGCTCAACGCGTCCGTCGCCGCGACGGACAAGTGGCGCACGAACCTGTCGAAGATCTCCAAGCGGGGTGGCGCCGAGGTCGAATCCCTCCTGGAGAACATGGGCCAGGACGGCTACGCCCTCGTCAACTCGCTGGCCGGGGCATCGACGAAGCAGTTCAACGACATCGTCAAAAAACTGCAGAAGACCGGCGACGTCGCGAAAGCGACCCTCGCCGACTTCGAGAAGCAGCTCGGCGGCGCCACCCAGCAGAACCAGCAGTTCGCTGCCGACCTGCAGAAGCTGGCTGCCGAGGGCTTCGGGGATCTCGCCCAGGCCCTCGCCGCGCAGGGCGACTCCAATGCGCAGGCACTCGCGCATGAGGCGGCAGGCAACAGCAAGTCGGCCTCGGCTGCCAACAAGAGCGTGGACAAGGCGCAGGCAACGCTCAGCGGCGACGACCTGACGAACTCGCTGATCCTGCTGTCCACACTGAGGGGCGGTACGGGCCGCGGCTACGCCGACCTCATCGCGGCAGGCCTCGGGACCGACGTCATCAAAGCCCTCGTACCGAAGATGACCAAACAGATCGGGGCACTGCCCGACGCCAACAAGGCGACCTTCGTCCGCCAGTGGGTAGCCCAGGGCGGCACGGCGATGGCGGCCGGCGGAATCCTCACCAAGGCCACCCCGGTTCTTGCCGGTGAGGCTGGCATCCCGGAGGCGTTCATCCCGCTCGCTCAGACCGCCCGCAGCCGGGCCCTGCTCGCAGCCTCTGCGGCAGCGCTCGGATACCACCTGGTACCCGCCAGCAGGTGGGCGGCGGGATCGTCCGCCGCAGCCATGGCGCGGGAGGTCACGAAGAACATCGAGATCAACCTGTACGGCGCCAAGCAGACGTCGGCGGAGCAGGCGCAGGACATCGCCCGCCACATGGCATTCGTCGGCTGACAGGGAGGGGGAGGGGTGCCGTTCACCGCAGGACAAGACCTCGGCGGCGTCTGGGCAGACCTCGGGACCATCCCGCTCGGGCGGGTCGATTCCAACGGGGTCGCCTGGGCGTTGCAGTCCATGGACGGCTGGGACGGCTCCGAGGTCCGGGCCGAATACACCGACCGGGAATCCGATCACGGATCGTGGTCAAGCCCCGTCTACCTCGGTTCGCGACCCGTCACCCTGGCCGGCACGGTCACCGCACCGGACCGCACCAGCCTGGAGGGCGCGCTGGAGCAGCTGCGGTCCGCAGCTGCCCTGACCGACACCACACTGGTCGTGTACGAGCTGACATCGCCGAAACAGGCAGTGGTGCGCCGCTCCGGGAAGCCGCTGTTCGCCTACGTCACCGACCGGATCGCCACCTACAGCGTGCTCGTCACGGCGGGGGACCCGCGCCGCTACAGCACCACCCTGCAGTCCGGTACGACAGGCCTGCCCAGCACGACGGGCGGCCTCACCTTCCCGATCACCTTCCCGATCACGTTCTCGGCGACGACCGTGTCCGGGCAGATCAACGCCGTCAACTCCGGCTCCATGGACACCCGGCCAGTACTGACCATCGCCGGACCCGTGGTCGCGCCCACCATCTCCGCCCTCTACCCAGACGGCACCGTGCGCCAGCTCATCTACTCCCTGACACTGGCCAGCGGCGACGTCCTCACCATCGACACCGACGCACACACCGTGATCCTCAACGGCTCGGTCTCCCGGCGCCGGTTCGTGACCGTGTCGGCCGGCTGGCCCACCATTCCGGCGAGCTCATCGGTCAACTACCAGTTCCAGTCCGGCACTTACAACTCAAGCGCGCTGCTGACCGCCACCTGGCGCTCGGCCTGGATGTGAGGAGGCCCCCGTGCCCGTAGACGTGTGGGCCATCGACACACTGGCGTTCTCCGGCCTGGAAGTCCGCAACGCGGACTCCATGTTCGTCATGGCCAACGGCAGCGCCCTGGGCTCGACATCGGGTGTACGCCCCGGCGACCCGGGCCTCACCGTCACTCTGGCCGGCACCACCATCAACTGTTCGGCGGGCGTCGCCACGGTCGCCTATGCCGGCCAGGGCGTATACCGGGCAGCATTCCCGTCGTCCGTATCACCCGGCACCTATACGGCCGCGCACGCCACCCTCAACAGGATCGACCTCGTCTACCTGCGGGTGTGGGACAACAGCGTGGACGCCTCCGGCCTGAACAAGGCCGACATCGTCTACCTGGCCGGCACTCCGTCCGCCTCCCCGGTCGCCCCGACACCGGCGGGCACGCAGATCTACCTGCCGCTCGCCAACATCACCGTGCTGTCGGTGTCCAACGGCGGGACCGCCTCCGTGAGTACGGCGGTCCGGCCGTACACGGTGGCGCCGGGCGGCATCCTCCCGTCGGCGACCGCGCCGGCGAGCCCCTACACGGGCCAGTTCTACGACAACGGCACCGACCTGCTCCGCTGGAACGGCTCCTCCTGGGACACCTACTTCAAGGTGTCGGGCGCCTGGACGTCATACACGCCGACATGGACAGCGGCGACGACGAACCCGGCACTCGGCAACGGCACCCTGGTTGGCCGCTACAACAAAATCGGACGCCAGGTCACCTTCCACATCAACCTGATCCCCGGCAGCACGACAACGTTCGGCGCGGGCGGCTACTCCTTCGCCCTTCCCGCGACGGCGGCAAACGTCGGATGCAGCATGATCGGCGCCGTCCAGTTCCTCGGCACCGACCGGTGGCAGGGCGAAACAGTCATCTCACCGACCGCCACCACCACCTCGCCGTTCCTGAACATCTCCACCACGAACGTGCGCATCACCCAGATGAGCCCGACCGTGCCCGAAACGTTCGCCAACGGCTCCCAGCTGCGGATCACCGGCACCTACGAGTCGGCCACCTGATGCCGCAGGCCTACGAACTCGCCTGGTACGGCTGCGACCTGGCCTCCGGCGGCATCGTTGAGGATCTCCGCTCGCTCAAGCCGGCAGGGGCGCTCACGCGGAAGCTCGGCGACTCGACCACGTTGCAGTTCGAACTCAACATCCCCGGCGCCCCGGCCGGCTGGGATACGGCCACGACACCCGGCCAGTCCATGCTGGTGGCCGTCGACACGGCCACCGACACCCCGATCTGGGCGGGTGCGGTACTGCCTCGCGAAGGCGGCAGCTCGCAGACTGCATCACTCGGGGCCGCCACCCTGGAGAGCTACCTCGACTCCCGGTTTCCCGGCGACCAGTCTCTCATCGGCGCCGACCAGGCCACTGTCGTCGCCGCGCTCGTCACGCCCGCACTCACGAACGGGCCGCCGTTCGTCATCGACGCGCCGAACACGGGCGTCACCATGACCTACCTGACGCAGGACGGCGACGACAAAACGATCCTGGCCTGCCTCAAAGAGATCATGGCATTGGACGGCGGCCCCGAGTGGACGATCGACGTCATATGGAATTCAGGGCACACAGGGTTCCAGTTCCCGCTGCGCGTCCGCGCGGCCGTCGGCACCCAGGCCAACCCACCAGAAGCCACCTTCGACTTCCCCGGCTGCGTCTCGTCCTACGCACTGTCGGAGTCCTACGAGCAGGGCAAAGGCGCCACCGCCGTCATCGCCCGCGGCGAGGGTGAGGGATCATCCCGGCTCACCTCCAGCCCGCACGTGGCGACCGCACTCATTGCCGCGGGATGGCCCCGCTGGGAATACCGCTACACCCCCGCAACGGGCATCGACGACCCCGACCAACTGGACGCCCACGCCACGCAGTCCTTGGCGCTCATGCAACAAGGCGCCCGGGTGTGGTCCATCGAGGCCGTGGCATCCCGCGCCCCACGCCTGGGCCGGGACTGGTTCCTCGGCGACACCGTCCGCATGGCCGTCGAACGCTCACCGCGGCACCCGCAGGGCACAAACCTGGTCGCCCGCTGCTGGTCCTGGGAGCTCGACCCGAGCGCCGACAAGATCCGGCCCATCCTGGTAGAGGAGAGCTGAATGCCCCGCCAGATCGACCAGCTCCCGCCCGACACCACCTCCCTGGCCCGGCGGATCCAGGCCCTGGAAGGGCAAGTACGCGAGATGCGGGCGGCCCGGCGCATGACGGCCGCATCCGTCGGCACCCTCCGCGTATACGCGGACGACGGCACGACCCTTCTCGCAGAACTGGGCCCGGAGACCGGCGGCGACGGCGGAGGCGGCCTGTGGACCCGCGGCCTTCAGGATCCGATCAACATGTCCGCCTACCTGTCCTCTGGGCAGCTGCAGTTCCGGCCGGTCGAGGACGGGCAGGTCGCCGTCCCGGCGGGCATCACCTATGACTCGGACGCCTTCCAGTACACCGACCTCATCCTGACCTCCGGAAATGTTGCCGCCACCGCCCACCGGGCCGTGCTCACGCTGGAGTCCACGTTCGAGGGCGGCAACCCCTACGTCTATGTGCAGGGCGAAAACAGCACCCAGTGCAACATGGACATCCTCGGGGTCCTCACCGCGAGCAGCCTGGCCTGGGGCAGCGTGGCCATCACGCCGAGCGCCGCCAACACCCCGACCTCCGCCACCGTCACCGGGCTCAGTCTCAAGGGCAGCACGTTCATCGGATTCTCCGGCGCCCAGACCGCCGCGCCCGGCTCAACGGCCGGCACGAACGGCGTCACCGGCACGAGCGCCACCTCCGCCACCTCAACCGGCCTCACCGTGTGGCTGACCCGGCAAAACACGAGCGCGACAACAGTGAACTGGCTGGTGATCGGGATATGAGCGTCACGTTCCAACCCGGGCTGTACTACGAGGTCACAGCCCGCGACAACAACGAGGCCTGCACGAACTACGAGCAGACCTTCGACATCCCGCAGTTCTACTCCAATGCGGGCACCAACTGCTTCGTGCAGTGCGGACTCTGCGGACAACACATGGAGATCCTCACCGCGACCCTGCTCGACCCGCAGCCCGAAGTCACCTGACCCACCGCATCACCGGCCCGCGCCCCGCCCCCACCAGGGCGCATTTTTCATGCCCTGGAGGGGCTCCTTGAGCACATCGATCCGCCAGTACGGCCGCCGCGCGCCGAAGCGCGCACGGGCCATCTCGCTCTCCCGCATCCTCTCCGGCACGCTGCCCGCGCACCCGACGGCGGCCGACTACCTGGCCACGCTCGGTGGCGGCTGGCAGATGCGCGGGAATGATGTCGCCGGGGACTGCGTGGCCGTCACCTGGGCCAACATCCGCCGTCTCCTCACGGCCATCGCCGGCGCCGAGTACTACCCGACGCAGGACGAGGTCTGGGCGGTCTACGAGACCCAGAACCCGGGCTTCGATCCGAACGGCACCGCGGCGACGAACGGGCCTGGCTCGTCGCACGACAACGGTATGGACATCCAGACCCTGCTGGAGTATCTGGCCAAGCGCGGCGACATCCTCGCCTTCGCCAAGGTCAACCCGTCCAGCCCGGACGAGGTCAAGGCCGCCATCGCCATCTTCGGTTTCGTGTGGGCGGGTATCGACGTCCAGCAGGCCAACGAAACCGAGTTCGACCAGGGCAAGCCGTGGAACTACCACCGCTCCAGCCCGGATGCGGGCGGCCACTCCGTCATCACCGGCGGCTACGGCAACCCCGGTACGGGCCCGCTGGGTGGGGATGAACGATTCATCACCTGGGCCGAGGAGACGTCGTTCACGGACTCCTACTGGAGCCACAAGGTTGAGGAAGCCTGGGCGGTCATCTTCCCCGAGCACCTCAAGCACCCCAACTTCCTGGCGGGCATCGACCTGACGGCGTTCGAGGCGGCCTGGACGGAGATCACTACCAAGCCGTTCCCGGTGGTCATGCCGCCGACCCCGGTGCCGACCCCTCCTCCCGCGCCCACTCCTGCTCCGAATCCTCGACTGGCTGAGGCGGCTGTTGCTGCCCAGGAGTTGGCGGATCTGATGCGGCCGTGGGCGCCTGGCAAGACGACGGGAGCCTGACCATGGCCACCTTCCATGCCGCGATCGTCCACCCCGACCAGACGGTCACCTACTGCGGCGAGGTCGACCAGGACCACGTCGACACGGTCCGCGCGGTCGCCGCCATCGAGGACGTGCCGCGGTTCGTCAAGGAAAACCCGCGAACCCCGGGTGCATTCTTCGTGCTGCGCCCGGACGATGAGGGCGGCGACCTCGACTGGTACGTGCCGACAGACGCCGCTGCGTACACGGTCCGCGCGCCCGACCCCGACCCTGCGGGCGCCGTCGCGACGCTCACGGCAACGGCCACGACGGGCCCCGCCTACATCGACGGCGCCGAGCGGCTCGGCGGGCAGGTCATCGGCGGCGCCATGGACCATCCGGAGTCGGGGCCCCGGTTCACCTGGCACGTCACGGTGTCGCCGCAGGGGTATTTCACCTCGATGGCTTCCTACCTGATCGCCGCCGGGTTCGAACCGCAGGTGCTGTACGAC